CGGCAGCGCTTCCATCTCAGCGCGCCCTAAAGTGATCCCAGAAGGCTGCAGCCGCTACGAACAGGCCACCCAGCCACAGCAGGGGCTTGGCTAGCTTGCTGAGTGTCTCCAGCACTTTGAACGCGCCCTGCGCCGCAGCAAACGCCGCCGTCACATCCTTGGTGCTATTGGTCAGCGCGTCTACCTTACCCTCGACAGCCACCAAGCGGTCGTAGATTTCGCGGTGCGTTATGTCGTTCACGCCAGGCTTTCAATGATGCCTTTTAACGCGGCCACATCAGTAGCAGCGTCAACAGCCGTTTGGATGTCAGCGTACTTGGTACGGATGGCAGCACGGGCAGCTTCAGCGGCAGCGGCCTCAGACGGGATGGTGGCCTTCACATCCAGCGGTGCAAACTCAGCAGCACGGGCTGTTCTACGCGCATCATGCGTGATGGCCTTGGCCTTGGTCAGGTCGATTACGATGCCCATGTCCATGCTCCTCTGAATGTACGATCTTCTGGAATGTCTGCCACATCCACGATGGCGTATTCAGCGCCCTCTGGTATGTCTTTCATACAGGCTTCAATGGTATCGGCGGGGACAATAACTGCCACGCCGCCGTCTTCAGTTTTATAGATGATTCTCATGGTGTTCTTTCAACGGAAAATGGCGATGTTTACAAATTCACAATCTTGTGCAGTTCCGCTATCATCACCTGTCTGAATTCTTACAGAACCGGCGGCAGGAACTGTTGTTGATCCTGCCACAATTCTGGGGGCGGCTAATGTAGCCCTGCTTGCAGTACCTGTTACACAATAATCTGCGTCAGGCATTGCAGTTGTAAAGTTGACTGTGTAATTTCCTGTACCGTTATCAGTAATACTCGACACATTCCCGCTTGCACGAATAGCTACTGTGCCAGTGCCGTTGAAGTTCACCCATGCGCGGCAGGGGTAGATCGGCGCTGTGCCGGTCACCGTAGCGAACTGCGCTGAGTTGATGTTGGGCGTAGTCAGCGTGGGGCTGGCGACAGTTGTCGCCAGAGTTGATGCACCAGTGATGGTGCCGCTTCCGTTGATTGTTATTGGCATGGCTTATCCTTTTATGCTGTGCGATACCAAGTGGTATTTGTCAATCGATAAATGTAATTAGCGCCGCCCCCCGCCGTAAGCGTAGTCACCGCGTTGGCAATGCTTTGGCCTGTGTTTGCGCTTACCGTTAAAAGAGTAATAATTTGCGTTGAGTTAAACGAGATCACCATGCCGTCAGCGGGTGCGGCGGGCATTGTGACCGTGCCCGTTGCTAGCGTACCGGCTGGGTTGATGATCAGCGTGGTAATGCCGGTGGCAAAAGTGTACGAAAAACCAGTTGTTAGAACCTGGTAGTCATACGACTGTAAGACGCCGTTGTTGCCATCAATTTTAGTGGTCATTTTTTAAGCCCCGCTAGTTGACACTAGCAAATAATACACGGTGCCGCCGATATTAATTGCAATTTTGTTGGTTACAGTATTTGTAGTAGACGCCGAAACTGCGGTGCTTACGAGCACATTGCCTGTTGTGGCGGGCATCGTGGCAGTAAAACTGCTAGCGGTGGCTGGTGCAACGACCTCAACAGACCCCCCGCTTGTTGAAACTAATTTAACACCCATGATGGTTCCTTAAACGATTGTCCAAACACTGGTGGCCGGTACGGTCACGGTGATGCTGTTGTTGACTGACACGGGGCCAAAGGTACCTGCGTTCTTGTCGGAGGGAATGGTGTAGTCTGCCGTCACAACCAAGCTGTTCTCAAAAAACACCGTATCCGAACCACCACCCGTTGCGCCGCCACCTAACGCGCCCCAAGCGGTGCTGTAGCCCTCAAACTTGGTCGTGGTGCTATTGTAGCGAACCATGCCTGATTCGGCCACTGCTGGGCGCTCACCCGTGGTGCCCACGTTCAAGATTGCCGCGCCAGTGGACTCCAGCGTCAGCAAGTCCACCACGTTCAAATTGGTGAAGGTGCCTTCGTTGGGTGTGTTGCTGCCGATGGGTGGGGGCGATGCAAACGAGTTGGTAGTGACCGGCACGGACACATAGTCAACCGTAAACAAGGTCACCTCGGCGGCGGTTTTTAGGATGTACTTGTAGGTGGTCGTGTCAGTCAGCCACACATTCGCCTGGCCCGCCGAGTCCAAAATAATCGGGTTGGTGTTCTGCGTGACGCCGGTGTAGTCGGTGTATGTAGCGATAGGCGTTGTCGTGCCCGCTTGGTAGGTGTACAGCTTACCGCCCACAAGAGGCAGACCGTCAGTTCCGAAGAACTGTAGCTTGGGGGTCGGGGAAAGTGATGCCATGTTTATTTTCCGATCAAAGCGTTATGGCCGACCTGGCGCCATGTTGTTTAAGATAATCCGCGCTGGCTGGTTTGCTGGCGCGCCAGCATCGTCGTAACGATCAGGCGCCAGCGCGTTGACGCCCATAGTTGTGGTGCCCGTAGCAACAGCTTTAGTACCAGACTTCCACTGACTTGGGTCAGACAACAATTTCAACACGCGAACGCGTTCCGAACCAGGCAACGTTTCCAACAGCGCCGTAGCGCCTTGAGGGGTTTTCATAGCGTCAGTCAGTGTTTTAAGCGTTTTAGCGCCAACCGCTTTTTCTAGTTCGCTTAACGTCTTATTACTTGCAGCCGCCCAAAAATTTAAGAACGACGGTACACGCAAGATTGAAGTTTGCTGTTTAAGCAGTTGCGACAGCGCCGCGCTACCTTCGCTAACTTGTTCTTTGACCGAAAGTTCAGTCAACCGTTTTTCAGCCTGTTTTTGCAAAACACCCATAGTTGTGTCGGCCAGTTCGGCGGCAATGTTGTAATTGCCTGGGCCTAAAAATTTTTCAACCACATCTGGCGATTCGTTTTGCACAAGCCGCACAAACGCGTCTTTGTCGGTCTTCCACAAACGCGCCGCTTCGCCTGTCAGCTTGCGCTCGGCAATTTGGCGCGATCCTTTGGCGTACTCGGCCAAGTATTGTTTCCAACCCGTGCCTCCGGCGGCTTCAATTGTGTCGTCAATTAAAGGTTTGATTTTATTTAACACACCGGCCGCAAGGTTGCGCTGCGTGGTGGCGTCAACGCCTGGGCGCATTTGTTGAATGGCCGCGTTGACAGAATTTTTACGGATGGCTTCAAGCGCAACTAAATCAAGTACGCCGCCGCTGTCAGTCCACTTAGCAATGTCATCAGCAACATTTTTAGCCGCGCCAGCCAGCAAATCGTTGCCCGCAAACTCAGGCTTGTTAGCCAAAGTGGAGATGCTTTTTGATAGCGTTGCGCCTTCTATCGGTTTGATGCCGACCGACCGCAGCGCGTCAGCCGCGCCTTGGGCAAATCTAGCGCCTTGGCCCAAGTCGAGCGAAGCATTGGCGGCGCCCGTGGCCCAGTCGTCGGCCATCTTAGCAAGCTCACCTTTGTAGGTAAACTTGGTAAAGCCAACAGGCACGCCTTTTTTGATCAGTTCAAGCCGGCCAGCCGCTTCGGCCAAGTTGCCCGCTTCAACAAGTCTGCGAACATCGGCCACCTTGGCCGCAGCATCAGCGCTTAATTTGCCGGCCTGCGCTTCATATTCAGCTACAGCCTTACCCAAGCTGGCGCGGCTAAGCGCGGCCTCACGCATTGGTGTGGTGGTTTGCGTCAATGCGTTTTTAGCCGCTTCTGCTGTAGCGCGGGTTTCGGCAGCAGTGGCGCCGCCTACTAAATCAGCCAACACATTACGTGATTCGCGTTCGCCAAGCAAGCGCGCTTTGCGAACAAACTGAGGGTCTTTTTCTAATGCATCTTTAATTAACGCTTGCCATGCGGGGTTTTCAATTTTTGCAGTCAGATACGCAACGCTTGCGTCATCAGGCGCATTTCGTAAAGTGTTGAGCACTTCTGGCAAATCTTTACCCAACGCGTTACGGGCAATCTTGGCAGCTTTCTGAGTAGGAATCTGGCGCAGATCGGCAATCTTGCCGCCAAGATAACCAAGGGCTTGCCCCGCCACACGACCGCCAGCCTCAAAAGTTGCGCCTTCAAGAACATTACGAACCGGCTCTACAACTTGAGCCGCGCCCTGACGGGGGGCTTTCATGCCCATCGCCACATCGGCCAACTCCAAACCTTCTTTGGCGATACCGTAGCCAAGCCCCGCGCCGCCCACCGCGCCGGTTGCTGTGCCAACGCCGGGCGCAACCAAAGTACCCGCACCAGCGCCAATTAAACCGCCACCAATTGCACCCGCAGCTTCAAGAAGCGGGGCAGCATAAGGACGGGCCGCTTGATACACCCGCTGGCCCATTGTCAGGTCTTGACGCGCGCCCGGAATGCCAGTTTCTACGCGGGCGCTAGGCTGGAGCGCTGTAGGCAGTTCAGGGGCTGCTGGCGCAACACGAACACGTCGAATTTCATCCGCAAGTTCTTTAGCGTCTGCGGCGTTGCCCGCAGCATCGGCCTTGATCAACGCTGCGGTGAGTTGTTCAAGTGTTGCCATGATTATTTGTACTTATCAAGAAGGGCATCAATGTTTGCACCGCCAGCGGCGGGCGCTGCACCACCAGCACCAAATTTTCGGCGGGCATTTTCTACGCCTGTTCGCACAACTTCTTGGAACTCACGGGCGGCTTTAACATACTCAACTTCACTCTGAGCCAACTTCATGCGAAGTTTGGCCGCTGTGGCTTTTGAGCCTTCTTTCTCAGAGATAGCGCCGCCACCTTTGAGTGCCTCAAACGCTGACAAGAACGCGGCGCCTTCAATTTGATCTTGATAAGATTGAAAATCGGATGCGTCTGTGCCGGGGATAAACCGGAAGCCAGGCTTCCATGTAGCGCCCACGGCGTCTTGGAAACCTTTGTGCGGCGCAGTAGCAGGCTGAATGACTTTACCGCTGGCGTCTTTAACTGCCTGCCTGCCAATCATGTCATCAACGGCGTTAACCGCTATCATCGCGTTTGTAATAACGCCCGGCAACGCTTGTTGCGCGGCCACAGTGCCTTTGGCAATTGCCTCGCCTGTGGCTCTGGCGCCGGCCATAGTTTGCTGGAACACGGGGTCTTGTTTTTGCTTGGCGTCTTGTTCCAAGACAGCCACGCGCCGGCCTTCCAAACCAATCCGCTGGCCTTCTTGTTTGATGCGGATGGCAGCATTTTTGTCGGCAAATGTTTCAGTCTTAGCAAGCGGTGTCATACCCGCAACGGGCAAACCGTAGCCAGGCAATGCTGGGTTGTCTTGAATTGGGGTAATCGCGCCACCTGTATCTTGGCGTGCAATTTTTGGCAACATTGTCACGAGCTTATCTTTAGCGTCTAATAGCCGCAAAATTGTCTCAACGCGATATTGTTTAAATTCGTCAGGCGTTGTAATTTTTTGTAGTCGTTGAATTTCAATTGCGCCGTCTTGTGGCTTAAACACACCGTCTTTTATTGCGTCAGTAATTTTTTGGATCGCTAACTCAGGCGTTGCCGAGTCGCCTATAGCGCTCCAAGCAAACTTTAGCTTTTTGTCTTGCAACCCATAATCACGCTCGCTTATCTGCGATTGCGTATTTTTCATGTTCAACGCGGCTGCTTCTTGCTCGCTTAACGCTTTGCCGTAAGCCAAGCCCGTTTTGCCATAGCGCAATAGTCCAGAACGTGTTTCTGGTTTGGCTAAATCAGCCTGCGCCAAGTAATTTCGCAAGCCTTCTTCTTCAGAACGAGCGCGTTCGTACTCTTGCATCTTCAGCGCGTTTAGTTGTTGCGTTTGTTGCCCGCCTTGAATCTGCTGTATGGCTGCATAGTCAGCCAGCATGTTTTGCGGCTGAATTTCTGGCGCGCGATAGCTCATCGCAATGTTGGGGTTTACGAGTGCCATGATTAGTAAGACCCTTCGCCTAGCTGTTGTAGCCCTGGTGTCTGTTGACCAATTGCTTGTTGCAATAATGCGTTACGTTGTTGCCCTTGACTGTAATTCATGTACTGGCCTAAGCCTTGCGTCAGCGCGTTAGTGCCGCCCATGTAACCAGATGCACGGGCCTGCGCGGCGGCAGCGCCAGCCTCACCGACACCAGTCGCCATTGCTTGCCCCGCTTGGCCTAGTTGGCCTACGGCAGTCTGACCAAAACCGGCCAAAGATTGCAGCGGGTTAAGACGGGCTTGGCGCTCGGTCTGGTAGCGATTAAAAGCGTTTGTGTATTCTTGGCTACCCATCTCTTGGCCGTAGCGTTGCGCGGCCTTGAGAGCGCCGCCAGAGATCAGCCCGCCGCGGGCGGCAGCTTGACGATCAAGTGCTTTTTGGCCTTCAGCCAAACGAAAACCGTAGCCTGGGTCAGCAGTAAACTGATCCATGCCAAACGGCGTGTATCTAGACGCTGCTTCCAGTTCTGGCAGCGCACGAACACCAGCCTCACGAAACGGGGCTTGCAGTTCAACTTGACGCTCAAACTGTTGTTGTTGAAGTTCACCCGCACGGTCAGCCGCACCAGCTTGCGTTTTTGCCGCTTTGTTTGCCGAATACGCGCCCAAAACTGCTGAGCCGCCTATTGCTGTTGCTACCCATGTCATGGCTTTTCTCCCTGTGCCGCCAATTCAAGCGGTGTGTTAGCTGAAGCAATCAACCCCATGTCATCATACGTTGGGGAAATTACTTCTTGTTCAATTTTATCTAAATCAGACTCGTTTTCAAATTCTGTTAGATGAACAGTAGTCCAGATTGTGTCTTCTTCTGCGTAAACCGCACGTTTTAGCCCAACTTCAGAAATAAACGTGCATGGTGCTTCAAAGTGCTTTTCGCCAAATTCCGTAAACACTTTAACTTTACCTTTTGAAATAAAATTTAAGTGCTGATGACGATGTATCTTACCAATGACAAAAGAACCTTTTGGCAGAAAAATTTCTCTAGCGTATGTGCTGCACCCGTATTTTTCATCTTTTGGCGTAAAGTAGTGCTTGAGCGTGCAGTCTTCTAACATAGACTCAGCAGTGCCGCTGTCAATCATGTTTTGCATTTCAACTTGAGCAGCCAACACGGTTTGACGAAACTGCACCTTCGTTGGCGAGTTTTTAGCAACCGCAAAACCTTTGCCGTAAGTGACTTGCATCACGTCACCTCACGCCCAGACACGCGCATGTTGATGGCGCTGGCCGCACTGGCGATGGTTGAGATAAACGCGGCAGTTGGCAAAATTTGACCCACCAGTTCTGGAAATGTGTACACCTCAGACGCAGCCAACGACTTGGTTTTGGTTATCAGGTTCTGATTGCCTGCGGTGTCCGAGCCTGTGACCAAGTTTACACTGATTGTAGCCGTGCTGGCACTGGTGTTTGTGGCCGTAAATTTGTCAATGATTACGGCTGTGGCGTTGGTGGGCACAATGTACTGGGTGGTCTGGGTGTTTTCCACCAGCTTTGCGGGCACTAAATTTCGGGCGGTGACTGTCATGTGTAATCCTTAAATAATATGCCACGATGAGCCGGTAGGCACCGTGACCACAACGCCAGTTGAAATTGAAATTGGCCCCGCCGACAAACCATTGTTGCCCGTTCCAATTGTGTAATTAGATGTAATTGAAGCGCTATTTTCCCATATTCCCTGCGTCGTGATGTTGCTACCACCGCCAGCCGATGCCGCCCATTTAACGCCCGCTGCAACCGTAGAGTCAGCCGTCAGCACATAGGTGTCTGTGCCCACGGCCAAACGAATGTTGTCCGTGCCGTTGCTGGTGATTAAATCGCCCTTGGTGGTGGCCGGTGACAAGGCGTCAAAGGCGGCAACCGCTGTTGTTTGGCCCGTACCGCCGTTGGCTATGGCTACAGTGCCGGTGACATTTGAGGCTGTTCCAGTGGTGTTCTGGTTCAATGTAGGGATGTCAGTTGCAACAACCGCCCTAAAGGTAGGCACGCCAGCCGACCCATTAGGCGCAGCCAATATAAAGTTGGCGGTCTTGCTGGCATAAGGGTTGAGCGTGTCGCCGTAGGCAGCGGCAAGGCTGATGGCCGGTGTTGCGCCGCCGCTAGATACCACGGGCGAGGTGCCAGTGACAGAGGTAACTGGCGCAGCGCCGCTAGACGCCGCAGTGACCAAACCTTTGCCGTTGACGGTGATGCTGGCGTTTGTGAACGAGCCGACATTGGTGTTGACAGTCGCCAAAGTGCCCGCAGCCGTGACGTTTGTTGAGCCGTCAAATGACGGGCTGGTATAAGCCAGGTCGCCCGTTATGGCAATGGTTCGGCCTGTGGTCAGGGTGGCCGCGCTGCCAGTGGTGTTCTGGTTTAACGTGGGGAAGTCAGCCGCAACGGCAATTGACAACGCGCCGGTCGTGGTGGTGGACTTCAGGATACCCGTGGTCAACGCTGATGTGCCTGCGGAATAGTCAGTTCCAGATGTGGCGGCAGACAGCGCGGTGCCGTCACCTTTAAGCACGCCCGTAATGCTGGTTGATAAAGTCAGCGCAGGCGTTGCCCCGCCGCTTGATGAGCCAGCAAAACCGTTAGCCGAGGTAACAGATACCGCAGTAACAGTTCCGCCAGGATTGCTTGAATTGATTGTCTGATTAGGCCAAGAACCCGTAATTGTGACATTTGTACCCGCTACTAGCGCGGGCGTTGCTGTGCCGCTGCCACCATTTGCTACAGCCAAGGTGCCTGCTAACGTAATTGTGCCGCTGGTTGTAATTGGCCCGCCAGTAGTGGTCAGCCCCGTTGTGCCGCCAGAGACATCAACAGACGTAACCGTTCCCGACCCCCCGCTGCTGGTTGTGTCAGCAGATGGCGGTGGGCCTAGTTGCAAGTCATCTAGCGATGTTTGGTTGCCGCCGTTGCCTGCAAGGTTAAACAGATTGAGAAAAAACCGATACCACTCACGCGAGATCATCCCCGTGCGAGAGTCAATGATTTCGACCCTCGCAGATGGAATATTGGTGATATTTGGTTGTTCAGGCATTGGTAGGCGTCACGTACAGTTGAGCGCCCATGATCGCTATTTTTACCGGATCAGTGCCAGAAATTTCATATACACGGTCACGCAACTTTAGTGTCATGCCCAATCGGCGGGCAAAGGAGCGTTTATAATACTCGCCAACTTTGCCCATCGACATCCAACGCTCGTTAGACCAAGTGTGCCCGCCGTCATCCGAAAAACGCAGCATGATTTGAGGGTCATCACCTTGGCCGGTGTTAAGGCCCACACCCGTTTCGCAATCAATCTGCAAGGTGTGTTGCGCTGACCGTTTTAGATTGTTTGTGCCGGTAGGCAGCGCCCGCCATGACCGCAGCCACTTTTGGATGTCGCCGTTGTCAGCGTACACGTCCAGATTGAAAGCGTAGATGTTGCCGTTTTCAAAGTCGCCAACAATAACTTTGTCGTCATAGACGACTTGGCAATTGGAACGATGCCGCACAAAATCGCCGTTAGACCAGCCTGCACGCTCGTGCCAGGCTTGCGTAGCCACATCGTAGACCCAAGTGGTCTGAGCGCTTGGAAAAATCAAAACATAGAAGGCGTGGCCGTCTTGCTGGTATGTGTAGCCGATGGCATCCGACAAATCGGTGTACTGTTGAATTTGCCACTCAACAGCGTGCGTAGAAACACGTACACCCGTGTATCCGTTGGCCCGATAGACAATACCCCGCCCACGGGCGTCAGAACCTAGCCAAAACAGGCCGTTGTCGAGTTTTGCAACCGAGTAAGGGGCAGCGCAGCCAATCTCGTTAAAAGCGCCCTGAATGCGCTGTAGCGGGAAGTCAGGCAGGCCAGCGTCATACCAAACCTCAATTGAGTTGGAGCCGAACAGCCACGCCTCACGGTGGTCAACGATCAGCGACACCAAACCGTCAGGATCGCCCTCTGCGCTAGCGAAATCCAACGGGTCAACAGACAGGCCGTCCAGCAATTGAGTCACCCATACCCGCGAACTGTTGGGTTCATTGAACACAAAATAGCCGTCAAGATAGCTGACTTTGACCGCGCCTGGGAAGTCGGGGTCAGTAATCTGTGCAAACACCTCCGTGGTGGAGTTGTAGATGTACCCGTCTGGGTTGCACGCGATAAAAATCTGGGTGCCGTTGTCCGACATGGATACAGGGCCAGTGCCGGTGACCGTGCCCAAAGGCTTAATTTTCCAGCGGGTGGTGTTGCCGATCACATTGAGCCGGTACACCGTGTCGCCAGAAACGGCGTACAGGTAGTCTTTCAGCGCCCACAGCCCACGGACAGGGCCGGTGCCAGCGGCCACTAGGCGCTGAAGGCCAGGGCAGCGGGACAGAAAAGCCGCCGTCTTGCCCCCCTCGGGCACTATCTCGGGGTACATGTTCACCATGCGATTGTCAGCAGCGTTTACGCTGCGGGCCACATAGCTAGAGCCAAGAATTGGCGAGTCCATCAGTAATTTCCGGCGTAGATGTTAAACCGCTGACGAGTCGCCACGATGGCGTATGGCATCGACATCACATCATCTGGGTTGTTGATGCGTTTCAAGTTGCGCTTGCTTGTCATGGCAATGCGTTGCACTTGGGGGCTTGGCTCAATGCCAAACTCTGGCGCAAGTTCCATCGCCAAGTTGTAAGTGAACGCACGCAAGTAGCCAGGTGGGAACAACAAGTCGGTCACCAGTGTGGCAGGCTCGTCCAGCTTCTGAACCGAGATAAAGTGCCATTCCAGATCGCGTGTAGGCTGCGGGTAGATTGTCATTGTGACATTGGGAAAGCCCATGTTCACAAAGATCACCTGCGGGTAGGTGCTGGTTACGGTCTTGACTGCAATGCCGTTGTACTGCTGCTGGTTGATAAACTTGATGCCAAACGACACGTTTGTGCTTGCATCGCGGTAGTAAGTTGACTCGTCCAACAGCACGGGGCGCAGCCCTATGAAGTTACCGGAAGGGCCAAGCGTGCGCGTAATTTGCCCTGCGGGCCAAGTAAAGGTTTGATCTTGTGTGCAAAAGACAGACAGGCGCTCAGTGTTCCATGAGTCGATCATCTGGTTCATCGCCATCAAGGCGTCTTGCGACAACGCGGCTGAAGCCGTTTCACCTTCGGCTAGCACGCCAAGCAATCTAAGCGCTCGGTTGATTTGATCGCCCGCCGTGTAAATCGCCATGATCAGACTCCTTCGGCTACAGCCTTACGTGTGTATTTGCGCTTAACTTCTAGCGCGTTCACCACTACTTCAGGTTCTGATGTAGGTGCTTCTGGATTGTAGCGCGTCCAGCCGTGTGTTTCATCATAAACGGCCTCAAGTTCCATAGTGGCAACTTTACGACCGTGGACAGGGTGCTGAAGATAAATGTTCATAAGAAAACGGGGGCCAAAGCCCCCGCTTTTTAGTTAGATGCAATCAAACCAACAGTTTCAAGGCGTGATTCAACTTGAGCAAGACGGGCTTGCAAGTTGGCGATCACAGACAAAACAGTGTTACCTTCGTCTTTGGTCG